AAGCCAACTACAAAACCCTAAATACTATCCTCATGTTGTTGAAGAAATAGAACGCAGGAGGGCTGAATTGAATAGGAGATACTCCATTTCCTATAAATCTCACATACAAAAACTAGCAGAATTAAGAGATTCTGCCGAGAAAGCTGGTAATTTTACTGGTGCGATTGCTGCTGAAAAGTATCGAGGTATGGTGGCTGGATTATATATTGACAGGAAAGAGGTCATGCACGGCACGATTGACTCCATGTCGGTAGGAGAGGTAGAGGATAAGTTAATTGAACTTCGAAAAAAGTTATCCATTCAAGGGGAGTATGAAATTATTGACCATGACGCATCTGAAGGGACACCTGTCGGAGAGCCTGGCGATGACATACTTATTGAAGAAGGGGAATCTGGTATTCAAGACGATTCATGACACAGGTTGTGTCGATCTTGTTGCTATTGACAAGAAAGGTAAAGTCCATTTATACGACGTCAAAACGTCTGCGAAGTATGCAAATGGGAAGAAAAAAGGGCGTAGAATTAACCGTGTACTCACTCCATTACAGAAGAAATTAAGGGTTGAGTTATTGATGGTTGATTTAGATGAAGAAAGGTGCTGGGTAATTAAACATGGCGGAAGAGAAGAATCTCTGGAAACAACTAAAAAATAACACAAAATCAATAATTTGGACAAGAATTGAAGCTACATCAGGGTTGGGTATTCCTGATCTGTTTGGCTTTTATAAACGAGGCTTTTGGCTAGAGCTAAAAATAATAACCAATAATAAATTAAACTTTAGCGCACATCAAATTGCGTGGATTCACAGGCATTATTCTGCTGGCTGTCCTGTTTTCGTACTTGCCAAAGACCCTCTTTCGAAGGGGCTTAAATTATTCTCAGGTTCCATTGTCCGTGATCCATCTTCCATTAGCGATAAACCCCCATTAACCTCCATTGTCCCTGGATCCCGGACTCAGGGCTGGGAACAGCTCCTGCTGATGCTGGGTTCCTGGACTCCTGATGGTCGGGTATCGACCAAGCTCCATTAGTCCATTCCCACAAACCTTCGTCCATTGCCCATTACAAGATAATCTCCCAGCGTCCCAGGCAGGAGATGGTTGTCTTCCCGGGAGCTGGGATCCTGACGCTTGACTCAGGAGCTGGATTATGCTACTGCATAAATATTCCTTCTTTGTTTAGTTAGCCAAACGAAACAATCGGCGATTCGAAGTCCTCGGGTCGCCACCCAACTTCCATTCTCCATTCCCCTCTTACCTTCATAGATATACCAGTACGAGAAATATTTCGGCGTCCAGACCAGGAGCTGGATGGTACAGCAGGTTTACAAAAAAAATCTTTTGCCTCTTGACATCCTAACTAATTAGGACTATATATATTAATAGAACTTGGAAGCGATAAAGGAAAAAGGATAAGTAGCGGACAGACGAACACGCACCGACCAAGTTCAGATTCAGGTAGTTGCCGTAATGACTCGAGACCCTGAATCGCACAAAGAGCATCTAAACACTGGCGACTGTGGGTGTACTGGGTCGCACTTGTTAGTCTTGTACACTCATTTGCTCTTACTAAACAAAGGAGGCAAAATGAAAAAATATAGAGCTGTTAGTGAAACACACCAGCGTGTGTATTATGAAGCCATATTTGAGGCAGAGGATGATGACGATGCCGAGCGTATGATTACTGATGGTCTAGTCACCTGGAACGAAACCAATTCCAAGCTAGATGAAAGCAACGAAACTTTTGAGGAGGTCAAAGATGAATAATTATAAATACGATCACATCATTCACATACTATTACAGAAGCACGGTTGGGTGCGTGTGCCCTGGTTCGTGAGTCTTAGAGAGTTGCAGGAGGTACATTACAATGCCCGTTGAGTTCAAAGAAAACTCCATTAAGGATTGGGTCATTAATAACCTAGAAGAGGGACAGATTGCAGAGGTCGTCCTGCACGGCTGTGCTGGAGGCGTTGTCTCTGAGTTGATTTATTATGCAGACAGTTGTGCGTTCTACGAGAAATATAAAAACGAGATTTGGGAAAGGTTGTGGGATTCACACCAGGACTTTGGTTTCGACTCCACGCTCCATTACATCGCATCATTTAATGGCGCTGCAGATGTGGGATCTGACGAACAGTTCTCCAACCTGCTGGCGTGGTGGGCATGCGAAGAAGTGTGTCGTGAAGTCTTAGCAGATAAAGAGAGCAACGAGTGCCTAGAGGAGATCCAAACTGCATTGGGTCAAGCTACTTAGTTGCCAGCCTTTCTTGCTTATTTCGGGATCGCCTGCCTGACGGTGGCTGTGCTGGCGATCTCCATTTCCCGCATTCCCTTTGGGATTGGAAGCACCTTCGCCATTATAATCAGCGTGAGCTTCTGGCTGATGGCTGCTAAAGCAGGATTCGCTGTCCTGTCGGTCGTTCTCCATTCTCCATTTCCCTCTAATCCCTAAGCATACTGGTATAGGTATCAGGAGCTACCGGCGGGACGCTGGGTTGGCAGGAGTTGGTGGAAGAAGATTCGTGAAAAAGTTATCCACAACTTAATTAAAATAAATAGTTGCAATTAGTTAGGATAATATTATATTAATAATATGAACATAAATCCAAACACCGAGCAAATGCTTCGAGGGTTTCTAGTGAGGTTAGTGTTTAGTAAGCTAGATGTTCATATCACGGCTACGGTAGTGCCAAGGGGAGTTTCCCAAAACTACCACTAAACAAAGCGAGGTAACAACGTATGAACAAAAAGAAAGAAATAGACAAGTTAGTAAGACTAACTATTCTAAATAACTTCATCAGTTCGAAGTTGAAAGAACAAAAGACAATCGTTAAGTCTTTTGTCGGCGAGGAAAAAGTCCTCAAAGGTCTTGAACATAAGATGAACGTTATCAGACGAGAATATAAAAAGTTTGATAGCAATCGTTTCAAGGTCGAGCAACCACTGATGTATAATCAGTACAGAACTCAGATCGTTGAAAGTCTTGAGTTGAAGCCGATTGTCGATCACGATCAAGAGAGCGAATTGCTAACAGAAAATTTTCCTCTGTTGCAAATGCAAACTCAGTAATATTAGGCTAACTAAATAATTTAGGTGCGAGGGTATATTTGCCCTCGTGTCAATCTCCATTTTCTAAAACCCATTTACATCACACACTAAGACAGTATTAAGTTCAGGAGCAGACGGCGAAGTCAGTTGAGTTGGCTCGTTGGTTCGTGGTCGGTTGCCCTCGTGCCAATCTCCATTTCAGCTATAAATTTTACGTATGTGCTAATGGGAGAGAGTTTGCGCACGGGCACGGCGTGGGTTGGTTGCATGATCTTCTTATAGAAGCCAATGATGATGTGGTCAAGGGTGCGACAGAATGGTACAAAAGTTATCCACAGAAAAGTTAATAAGTTCTTGCAACTAATTAGGATATATGAGATTATAACTCATGCCTAATAATAACAACAGTCTAGTCAATAGACCTTTTGCAGATTTGCAGGAGCGTCTTGATAGTGTTCAAAGGCAGGAACGCTCTGACGTAGACACAGTAGACAGAAGGGATATGTATCGTGCTATTGCTACTTATCTTGATTCTGAAATTTATCATCTTATTGTTAATACTGACAACGCTGAGATAAAAGCTTGGGGTCGTCGTATTCTCAATAGGATTGCAGAAATGCACAAGGATATCTTATAAGATAACTTCGGGCTGGGGTTTCTCCCCAGCCTTTCCCCATCTCCCCAGATCCATTTACCATCAACCTTAGTCCAACACTAGATGTTGGGAGTCCCTTAACCTTTCGCCACCAGATGTAGCGCCCACGCCTGTGGGGGTGGGGGTTAAATCGCCCCCTATGTAACTCCACAGAGAGCACTTAGGTTGTGTTTTACACAAATAATATCTATGATAATAATTCTGAATGAAAATTGATTTTGACGTTTCGTCTATGGACCAAAAGGAGGCTCAAGAGGCACTCCTAAAACTTGAACTAAGAAAGACACAACTAGAACTTGCAAGTAAGGCAAGAGACTCCTTTATAACGTTCGTTAAAACTGTGTGGCCAGGGTTCGTGGAAGGTGAACATCACATCAGAATCGGAGAGAAGTTCGAAAAGGTACTATCGGGAGAAATTAAAAGATTAATTGTGAACATGCCACCCCGACATACAAAATCAGAATTTGCATCATTTTTATTTCCTGCATGGCTCATGGGCCACAAACCACAGACCAAGATCATTCAAACCACCCACACCGCCGAACTCTCGTATCGTTTCGGTCGTAAGGTCAGAAACTTAATGGACAGTGAAGAATACAAAGCAGTCTTTACCGACGTACGTTTATCACAGGATTCCAAAGCTGCTGGTAGATGGGAAACCAACTATGGGGGAGAGTATTTTGGC